TAGTCGTATAAACGTTTTTACCGTTCAAATGCTTTGGTGATGTCGCCATGATCGAAAAATCGTTGCCAGTAATGATGAACTTCTGATCGGATCGAACGATCTCAACCATGTTATCGCTCAACTGATGTGCAACGACCATGTTATCAGAACCAGATACAAGAACCTTTTTCGGTTTTTCGTACATTACTTTGTGCCTTTGCGTGGTTTGGTAGTCTTTGCATTTTTCAGCATTTGACCGAGTTTCTTTTTACTCTGTTTGAATGAACCCTTAACAGGTTTGACTGTTTGTGGTTTTTCGGGTGCGTTTGAATTGTCGTTTGGCTTCGTGTCTTGCATAGTTGCTCCTATTTGTTACACGGTTAATTTGTAATTTCTAGTTTACTGAATCTTGCCCGATTTAACAAGCTGTTCGAATTCCTTTAATGATGCGACATTGGCACGAGCATCACAAGTACATTGCGGGTGCGGTCGGCGTGGTAATTCTTTGTGTGGATTGCTATTTGCAAGCACATCGCAACCGTCCTCGCCAGCGTGCGTGTTTGATAAAAACCAGTTCCAACCGTCAGTCCACGGCTGATCATCGTAATAATCTTTCGATGCATTGTCGTACGTCAACATGATTTCAGATCGTGCAATACGCACGGCGTTGTATCTGATTGAACCCTTTGGTAATGTTTTGCCGATCGGCACGGCACGATAATTGATTGCATTACCAGCCGTCACACGTGTTCCAGCTTGCGACAACGGATCAATGTATGATTGGATCGCACGAGCAATCGAATTCACTGACATATCGGCATTCAAACCAATATCAAGCAAACCTTTCACGACTTTTTCTGATCCACGCTTCAATGTGACGATACGTTGTTCGATCGAACGGTTATCAATCGGGTGTTTGCGACCGAGTACGCCTTTTTGCACTTCATCAGCATATTTCGATGATGCAGCTTCGCCGGCACGTTTTTGTGCTTCGGTCATCGTGATCGGTTTACCAGCACGCATTGCTTTCAAAAATTCTTCACGTACTTTGGTTGACATGCCAGCATCGGTTCGCATTGATGCATCGACAAGTTTATTCAATCGAGCTTCTTCGACTTTGTTGCCGGCATTGTGTGCCGCTTCGAGTTGTAATTGCAATTTGCCTTTTGGTCGTTTGGCCGTTGGTGGTTGTGCGATCTGATTCATGTAATCTTGAGTTGCACCGACTTTCAACAAATTCTTGCCGACCGTGTTATCGATATACGTCACAAACGATTGTGCGACCGCCGCATTCGACTTTTGAGTGAGTAATGCATAAGATGCCCAAAATGCACCAATGATCGCTAATACACGCCGTTCGAACGTTTTACGATCCTTTTTGGCGGCGGTATTGATGTCACGAATCGCTTGATCCATGAGTTTTTGCAGTTCAACATCGTTATCACGAATTTCGAGCAATAATTCTCGGCGTAATTGTGCAGCTGTATCAGCCATGATGTTTAACTTTCGTCAGGCACTATCGGGTTGCCGTCATCATCGAGTGTATCGAGTTCGTCATCTGCAACAACTGCGGGTTCAGGTAATACGCCCATTCGTGCTTCACGGCGGTCGGCATCTTCACGAGCACGTGCAAGTTCATCATCGATGTCACTGATCTGATCAAGGTTTGCGAGCTTGAGTGCGGTTGCATCAGACAATATGCCGTTATCGACAAGTGTTTTGATCGTATCAAGTGTGAGTTGTTTATCTTCGTCAACGATCGGTGGAAATGAAATCGTGAAATCAACTTGACCGCTATAAACGGCAAAGAAATTCTGATCGCCTTGAATGTATTTCATGTAAACGTATGCATTCACAACGTCATTCAACACTTGCTTGAGTTGTGCTTGTTTGCGTAATGCTTTTTTGACCATGATTGGCATTTGTTCTTGTGCCGATGCCTTTGAGCTCGACAATGCAGCACCAAATATGAACTCTGGTGTTTCACTCGCTTGAACGATCAGATAAAAGTAATATTCAAGCAATTTGCCAGTGTCGGCCATTGTCTGCGGAACTTCCATGAATTTCGCATTGGCTTTCTCGCCCTTGAGATACAACACCATGTTGCGACCCCATGAAATGTTTTTGGCTGATCCGTCAGCTTCGAGCAAACCTTTATTGTCGCCTGTGATGATTGGTATCGGTGTGCTGTTATAGATGTTTGACTTCGTGGCTTCCTGCAAAATCTTTGAATAACCCTTGAAATAAACCAATGTGTTTTGTAAATCACTCATGCCGTAAATTGATTTCGGTTCGAGCTCATTCGCAAAATGGAAAACTGGTAATGGAACTTCGATCAAATCATCTGATTCAAACAAACCGTCTGAATTTTCTTCGTCTTGTGATAGCAAATTAACATCAACGATTCCGTCAGTCGTGAATGCACGATCGATCAATACTTCTTCCGCACCACCGTCAGTGATTTTGACGACTTTGTAACCTGACTTGCGATAAATGCGCTTGTAAGTTGTTTTGCTGTTGTTACCATTATCGACAACTTCTTCAACGTCATAACCGATAACACCGCCGTTTGTTGGATCATATACGACCGTTACAGTGTCAGGCTTTAGAAATTCGATACCACCGTCATCATGCAACACCATGAAGCCGTCACCGCCACGCAAACCGTATTTGAGTAGATTATAAAAGTCGGTTGAATGTTCTTTGATCCATTGTGTGAGATCGTCTTGTGCGGCACGAATCGGCGTACCTTTTTCAGCATCATCAAATGTGACGTTGAAACCTTGACCGATTGTGAATGCGGTCGTTGCGTTAATGATTGGCTTTGCGAAACCAGCACCAAGTATAAAATCTTCGCCAACGGTTTTTTTGCCGTCTTTCATGATCGATGCGTGATATACGGCTTCAAATAACAAATAATCTGAACGTGAGAAATCAGCCGTGACATCGTTTGCCCAGAATGATGCGAATATTTTGCCGAATGTTGATTGTGGATCAACACGACCAGTCATTTCAGCTATTGCACGGCTAATCCTCGACATGGTTTATTTACTCCTGTTTTTTCGGCGTTTTAGAGTAATGTTGTGTGCAATCGCTTCTTCGTTATTTTCAGGTGTGACAACCATTTCGGCATCGGCTTCACTTTCTGGTGAATCAGTAATTACAGGTGCAGATTCAACGTCATCGTTCATGATCGCTTCACGGCGTTCTTGTGACTTTGATTTCTTTTTCGGTGCCAATGATCCGTATACAACGCAACCTTTGAAACTCTGATCAGCTAATGCAATCATCGGTGATGATGCACCTCGACTGAATACGACAATACCGCCGTCAAGAACCTGACCACGTTCGTAAACATATTCGATTTTATTTGCATCGAGCAACGCACGTGCTTCGACCATTGGTTTGTTATCGGTGAACGGCTTGACGTCTTTAACGCCGAATACTTGCGAGATTGCTTCTTCGAGTGTGAGAGTTTTAATCATTCGTATCGCTCCTTTTCATATATTTAGATTGTACCACTTATGTTGACCAAATGTTGTGTGAACCGACTTGTTGTTTGTTTGCACCGTTTTCGCCCATCTCTGGATTTGCGAAACTCATGAACAATGCATCGGCACGGTCGGGCGATCGGCCATGCAATCGTTTCTTGATTTCTTCTTTGGCTTCGATTTGTCGGCGACCGTCTGATGCTATTTTATAATGAATGTTCGATAATTCCGCTTTCAAATCATCGTCATCAGGGATATAAATCTCACCAAGTCGAAATTTCTCACGCACGATCCACGCCAATTCAGCACGTAAGTTGATGAACGTTGCCGGATCGGTTGCCTTTGATGACATGTTCAAACCGTATACAGTCGGGTAATTTAATTCGACTAATCGATCGTAAGGACCCGAACCGAGCCCACCAGTAATATCGATGAAATACAAGCCGAGTTCGTCACGCAACGTGTCAACGGCACGCCCTGCAGTCATCATGGTATCTTCTTGTTTGAACACTGATATTGAATCAATGAAATCACCGTATCGTTTTAGAATCGGCGAATTGTCATCACCATAACGTGCAATGTCATGACCGTATGCGGCGGCGCCCTTTTTCGTGAGTTCACGGCGTTCTTCGGTTGATGCAGCATCGAGCCAATTCAACGGAATGAGTGTGTTTTTATCCTGTTCAGGAAAATTGCCGAGTACACGACTTTGAAACATTGGCGAATCTTTGCCCCAATCGAACAATTTGTGGTGTGCCCAACTAGGGTTCAACAAATATGGATATGGCAATACCATGTTTTCGAAATCAAAGTTTTCAAGGTCCTCGATTGTTTTAATGCCATTTGCAACGAAATTACCAGTATCGAAACAACTGATGCTGATCTTGTTGACGGTCGGGTCTTTGAACATGCGGAAAAACTTGCCTGATAATGATGTCGGGTTGCCGATCACAAGCAATCGAGCATGACCAGATGTCAATAACGCTTCGATACCTTCAAATACTTCTTCTGAAACGCCAGCACCTTCGTCAACGATGATCAATATGTCACCAGACTTTGAGTGGAAACCCTGTATTGCATTTGAATCACGTGATGATATACCGATCGCATACCAGTTCGGCGAATATTCCCAACGTGTTTTCAACGGTTCATCACCGCCGAGTGGTCGAACCGCTTTGTGATACATACCACGAATTTCACGCCAAATAACGTTCTCAACCTGTCGGAATGTCGGTGCGGTCGTTAATACGATTGAATCGGGGTGCGTTGCCAAATACTGACCAGCGAGCCGTGATGCCGTGTATGATTTACCGCTGTCATGGCATGATTTGACGGCCGTTCGAACGTTGCGATGCACTGAATCAAATATCTCGACTTGATACGGCTGTAATTCTTCCGCAAACATGTCACGCACGAATTGATCACCGTGTTCAGCCCAAACGACACGTTGATTCAATATCGCCTGAATTTGGTCTTTATTTAGACTGCTCATTGGCTGACTTCATTGCGAGCATTAACAGTTCGCCCCAACCCTTGCCAGTTTCATCGTCTGCACCAGGCTTGATCGTTGAAACAGATGTCGGCAAGCCCATGATGACACGTTCGCCGTCAATGGCGAGTTTCATTGCTTTTGATACATCGGCAAGCTGACGTGCATCGGTTGATTGTATTTTGATCTTTTTACCAGTCGTTGGATTAACGTACCATTCACCCTCATTGGCTAATTGGTTGACTTTCAATGCAATCGCAACTTGTAAATTACGGTATTGCATCAGATGTTGTTGCGAACGAACAGGGGCGGTTTTTTTGTAATCTTCCTCTGCTTTTTTTCTAGCAATTTCGCCCAACTCCTGCCTACGTTCAGACCAAGAAACCCACGATCCCTTTGATTCACCGTCCGTATATACATATTTTGCCGCTTTTTCAACGGCTTGCTTACTCACACCGTATTGTTTTGCAACGTCTGAATAAGATCGTGTGTGATCCTCGATATACCATTCGTATGCTAAATTCCAATCAACTTTGCGACCATTCGTTTTTTTTGATTTGGTTTGTTTCGCCGGCTTCGCCGCCTTTTGAGTCGGTTGCTTTTTCCGTATAGCATCTATCAATGAATTCTTATTGGCGTATGCGGTGGGGCGTAACTTGTATTGTTTGGCGATCACGTCTAATTGACCACGTGTCATTTTGGTCAAATCATGAATTGGTGCGACTTTCGGCAATTCGTTATTGTTTGGTTGTGGTGTCGGTTGCGTCTTTGCTGACATCGTGGCGACCTTTCATTTTTTTCATATCGGCGATCAATGCGTTGTTCACGAATGCGACACGCTGCAGTTTATGCAATTCAATGATCACTTCGTTCAGCTTGTGTGCCAACATGACGTTTTGAACACGCTGATCATCTTCAAACGCAAATTCTTCGCCTGGGGGCGTGAATGACAACGCACCGTCCTTTTCACGTATTGCAATCGGGTATATGGTTTCAAACTTGATTGGTGCATTGTTTGCTTTGGTGGTTTTACGCTTGTTCATCGTGATGTGTCCTCGAATAATGTTACTTTTTTATCGGTTATGTCGGCATCGGCAACACTTCGTTTGACCGTGATTTCAGGATCAACTTCAATTGTTGTTTCGGTTAATGTGACTTTGAATACACCTGCATATTGCGGTTTTACGGTTTCAAGTGCAAATTTTTCGGCGGCGGTAAAATCTTCGGCCGTGACAGTACAGGCCAAAAACGTAAACGTTCGACCCGATTGTTTATCGATCCATAATCCGTCATCAAGGTAGATGAACAAGTTGAGCTGAAATACTTTGTGCTTTTGCGACATGGTTTCCCCCATTTATGCAATGCTTATTTGATGTAATTCTAGTGTATCACTTTTTTGCGATTGGTGGTTGCAACAAATTCCGCTTGTATATTTGATCAACGATCGCACTTGTAATGTCTGAAACGAGGTGGCAAAAATGTTCTTCATCATCAATGCTGACATCTGGTGACGGTGGTTGTTCGCTCACATCGAGTTGATAAATCCAAACTGATGCATGTGCCGCTTCGTGGCTGATGATTCGTGTCGTGAGATGTGTTGCCGCCAAACGAATGATCGCAACGTTCGGGTGACTTTCATCGGTATCGACATTGATGCGTTCGAATCGGTGTGTGACACCAAGCGTGTCATTGTGATAATCGGCACCGTGTAATTTGGTTTTGAGATCATATTTATTCGCCGCACGCCTTAAATCGGCAACCGTATCGTAAATATAAACTTTGACGGTCCTGCGTTGTTTGATCTTGTGTGGTGTGACGGTAAATTCAATCATAAGTAATTTCGATTATAACTTTTTCAGCACCTTTTTTGCATTTAACGAATGAATCGCCGAGAAAACCTGTGACCCACCGTTGATTATCGTTTGGCAACACACCAGCTTTGATCATTCCGTCCAAAACATATTTGCACGCAAAACGAATATTATCGAAATCGTGTGCTGACGAAAAATGCCAAATAAATGCGATTTTGCACGGTTTTTGTACTTTTTCACGGTTTTTTAATTGATATGCAACAAGTTCGGTCATGGTTTTTTTGAGATTTGCACCGCCGAATTTGTTTGCACGGTTGGCTTTGTCGTGTTCGTTCAAATATGCGAGCTCACCTTTAACAACGTATTGACGATCGATCATGATGCATCGTCTGGTCGGTTTGGTGTTGGAAACTGAATGATTATGGCATCTTGCTCAAGTATCGGGCTGAAAACGGCTACACGACCGCTTTCACGAGCAATTTTGAGCTTGAGCAACCAACGTTCACGATTATGTTCGTCAATATATTCAACATTGTCGGGTATTTCGCCATTTTCCATGCTCATGCGGTTTCGCCGATCTGCACAATGTTTGAAACGGCAACGCCGCCGAGTGCATTGAATTCATCAAGTAATTTATCAATCGGTTCGAATGCGTGATCAGCTTCGGCATTCAATGATGCGTTCATACGGCCGTCACGTTCTGCACGGCGGTACAACGGCAACCAATCGGCACGCCTACGTTCGAGATATGCCAATGTCACTTCACGTGGATCGATTTCAACAGTCGGTTGATCTTCGTGGTTGCGTGACATGATTATTTCGCCTTGTTTTTCTTATCCCAATAGGCTTTCAAACCACCTTTGAGTTTCGATGTATTTTTAGGACCCTTTGATAATTTCTTCGGTGCGGATTTTTTACCAGCCATGATAAAACCTTTCGATTATGCTTGTGTTTTGATTATACCCTGTTCGATCAATGGTTTGATCCATTGTTGATGAACTTCGTATGCAACTTGAGCCATCATCACTGGTGGAACGCTCATGCCGATCAAATATGTCGGCTTAATTTTGCCGTAATCGTAATCAGTCGGAAATGTACCGATCAATGTTTCTTCACGCTCATTCAGCGATCGGCATTCGGTCGGGTGGAAATGCGATTTTGTGGCGTTCACGGTATATGCAACGTCAGTCATTTTCAGCTTCTTGATTGATTCGTATTTGCCGACCGCTTCATTGCCACGTGCAGCGTGCCAATATTTTTCGTATAACGGTGTCAATTTCGTGTGAACTTTGAAACCTGGTCGTGATACATGCTTGAATGCGATCGGTGGTTCGTTGAACTTCATTTTGATCGGTGGCAAGTTGTATTCTTTTTTGCAAGCAACGAAAAATACTCGCTCACGCCGTTGTGGAACGCCCATGCGTGCCGCATTGAACAAGAACACCTGACAGTTATAACCGAGCTTGTCGAACCGTCTGACGACCTCACGTGTATACCATTTGGCATTGCCGATCAGCATACCTTTCACATTTTCAGCAACGATGATTTTCGGTTGCACTTTTTCAGCGAGATCGATAAATTGAAAAAACAAATCATCAAGCACTTGTTTCGCTTGGCCCTCTTTGAATTTCTTCTCGATTTGCCAACCTTTTTCACGCAATCCAGTCGTGCTGAACACGCTACACGGTGGCGATCCGTCCAATACATCGATGCCCATGACATCAAGCGGTAAATCATTTTTCAATAAATCACCGACACCGCCGAGTAAATAATATTTCGGCTTGTGATTTTTGAGATACACTTCACGCATTTGCGGATCGATGTCGTTCGCCGCAAGCACGTCATATCCTGCTAATTTATAACCAAATGACGATCCACCACCGCATGAAAACGTGGTGAATACTTTGGCACCGTGATGTTCGATACCTTTTGCGGGCAACTGATCTTTCGTCCATTCGAACGGAAATCGGTGCATGTTATTCGGCTTTCGCTTGTTTTTCTTCTTCTGCACTGAATTCGAAACCGCAAGCGGGGCAAGTATGTGTTTTGCCGTTCAACAGTTTTTCGGCATCGATTTCTTTGTCATCGGATAAATCAGACGGTTCGGCATTGATAATTTCATCGATTGTTTTCGATTCAGTGAGATCGATTGAATAAAGTTCAGCATTCACGCCGTTTAATTCGACTAATTCGGCGAGCTCGGTTTCATTGTAGTAACCGGCACGATCGTTATCAGACAATGCGATTTCGATTCGTTCTTTGTCGTTTTTGCACTCACGCACAATGACACTGACTTCGGGTACTTTGAGATCAACGAGTGCTTTGAAACGCATGTTACCGCCGAGAATCACATTGTTTTGATCAACGATCAACGGCTTGTATACACCAAGATTCAGTATTTGCGTTTTCAATCGTTCAAATGCATCTTTGTTGATCGATCGGGGGTTTTTATCCCATTCTGTTAAATCCGACAATTTTCGGTATTCGAGTTTGACTTTAGTGATGATTTCTTTAGACATGCGTGGCTCCTTTTCAATTATTGTACCACGACAAATAACCCTCTGTTTTTGAGTGGCTAACGCCTAAGGGTACCTCATGAAGCGCACTCTACCTGCATAGAATACTTTTCGTTTAATCTTCAATATCAATCATGTTTACCGTTTCACCAGCACGATCATGTGAACAGTCATCAAGATATTTGATTTGACCATTTGTAATGAATGAGTGACAACGATAATCAGTCGGCGGCATAGAAACAAGAATACTCGGTTGAACTGTTGGTTTTTCGTCAGTACCAGTTAAATTCCATGAATCGTTAAACCAATGAAACTCCTGACAACCGATGCACCAAAACATAATTCTTCCGTCATTTGTTTTTTGCAACTTCATAATCAAAGTATAAACCAAATTGTTAAAGTTCACATGATGCCATGCAGTGCAGAGATCGTACAACACGCCGTACGACTAGCGAACATATCACTTGTGCTCATTGCTGAGTGATCTTGCGATCCAGGTTCTTTTACTTGCCCCTTTGCCGGTGATCGGCTCCCTACAAGCAATTAAAAAACACCCTTGCGAGTTCGGGTGTTTTAAGAGGTTATTTGCTACACGTCAGAATATAGTAATTATATCTGGTCATAACAAATAACACAAGAGTTACCCTCACTTGCGATGCGATTTAATTGGGGCAACTACATTTCTGACGTGTAGTGCCGTACATTCAATGATAGTTCATCAGCACGGTTTTTTGCAATGGTCTTAAATCAAAAAGTCCGCCCGAGTGCAACCACGCAAACCCCGGACGGAACAAGTCGATTATAGCATTGTAATCTGATGAAACGCTAGTCATTCAGATAAGCATAAGTGCTGTAAATAAAGTAGCGGTACAGGGTTGACATAACGGAACGGCTTTGATATGATTATAAGTACAAACAACTAACCACGAAAGCGAGCAACCACGCTATGAAAATCATCTCACTCAAGAAAAAACTTGAAAAACTAGATGTCGAAACAAAAATTGAAGTAACTGCACGTCATTCAAACATATCCGGTACATTTACTGGTTACAACGTCAAAATGACCGCAACAAACGGTGACAAAGATTTTTTGGCAACATCGTATGTCGAACTTCATGAAATCGCCGAAGATCAAACTGCAATTGATGTTGCAACCTGTGAATATTACTCAGTCAAACCAAGTCGTGAAGAAAGCGATCCGATGACTGATTATTGTGCATGGTCATTCCGAGATTCAATCAAAGAACTTGATAACGTGTTCGCAAAGGCGGTTGCGTAATGAACGAAGATTTACCAATATGCCGAGTATGCCGAAATATCATCGGCGTACGTGGCCACGCCGAATCAGTCCGTGAACGATTGTTATCAGCCAAGATTTGCCCGAATTGCGATCACTGGATCACATTATGGCAAGGCCGTGACAATCCGACACACGTTCGTATTGACGGCCAACACTACATTTACGGCAATCACTTGCAAGATGCACGTGTGACCGCTGAAACAACGTTGGTTGAGCTCGCAAAACAACTCAAGCATCAAACTGGTCTTGGTATGGGCGGTTCAAAAGTGCTAATCAAATTTAATGACGGTCGCATGATCATCACTAATGATTTGTGGCATCAAGGCAATGTGCCGAAAGATTTTCAATTAGTTTTACCAAATAACGCAACAGAAATGGTGGCAATATCATGAAAAACAAAATCAAACTTTTAATCGATAAGATCAAGCGAAACAAAACCGATTATTTACAAATGTCGGTTGATCAAGAAGTCGAGCGCATTCGAACATTGAGTGCAAATCCGTACCGGCACAAACAATTGATCATTACCGAAGCATTGCAAACGCAATCAATGATTCTCGCATACGGCATGAACCCTGGTGACTTTGAAGAATTATGCAAGTATTTTGCACAGAAAGGTTTGCCAAAATAATGAACGACACTTACAAGCAAATAGTTGAAACTGGCGAACGAATGTTGACACAATCAAATCGTGGCACGCAATACCCGATGTTTGTTATTCAAACGCAACGTGAACGTGTTGGTGTCGAAGATTACGAAGAAATCGATCATTACGAATACAAGATTTGCGACAAGCATGATGATTTCGATGAATATGACGGCGAATCAACCGTGCATGAAAATGAAGTCACCGATGAAATCAAAGACTGTTACAAATGCGAAAAATTGGCGATCCATGTTTATTACGAAGATACCACGCATATGACAGGTGTGTTTTTCACTGAAAAAGCCGCACAAGATCACATCGATGAAAATCATTACCACTACACCAAGCCCCGAATTTATGGGATTGGTTCATGGCGCAATCCTGAAATGATAGCTGTTCAGCAACAAATAATTGCAACGACTGGAAAGGAATTACCAAGCCACTATGCATAAAGAAATTAAAACCGATCTGCAAAAAATCGCTGATGTGCTTTATACATACAACGTGCCAATGACGGCGATCGAACAGGCATCACTTGAATTGCTTGATATATTTCGACCGTCACGCAAAGAAAACATCGACAAATTAAAAGTGCTGATGTTGAAACGTGCTGCACAACACGTGATCGATACCAAAAAACCAGTATTTCGAAAATCTGAATTGAACCTGATCGATTTCGGTCAATCCGCATACGGTCGATTCGGTGCATTACGATTTCACGGTTTAATAGCCAAAATGAAAGACGATGACGGCAAAGTTATCAAAGGCGAATGGATCATAACTCGGCGTGGTTGGGCGTTCTTGCGTGGCGATGATAGCGGTCGCATCAACAAGTTCGTGTACATGCAAGATAATCACATCAGAGAAGATTTAGAGCGTGGACCTTTGGTTTCATTGGTCGATGTTTTCAAGGGCGCCGATTTCATGCAAACGAATTTTGAATACGTTGATGTCAAAGGTAATTTCGTTGGTGTACGACCACGATTCAGCGTTGATCCATTTACTGGCGAACAAACGCAATCGAGTTTGCTATGATCAATCATCACAACAAGTTTCAGAAGTGGAACATGGCCGAGCATATTCGGCAAAGCAATTTAATCGAGAATATTGACGATCCTGCAGAAGATGCACAATCAATGCTCGCATGGCAATTCTTGAGCGAACAAGCGATGATTTCGCAACCCGCACTAATGGATTTGCACCACCTAATCACAAAAAACCAACTCGGCAAAACTGAATCGGGTCAATATCGCAAAGTGAACGTGAGTGTCGGCGGTTATTTGGCACCTGAACCGTTTATGGCAATGCAACTCGCTTATAATTGGCTATATACGATGCTGTACTACTGGAAATCGACTGATCCGATTGAAATGCACGTTAAATTCGAGAAGATACACCCATTCGTTGACGGTAACGGTCGAACCGGTCGAATGTTATTGTGGTGGCATCAAATTATGCAAGGTGAAGAACCAACAATGTTTAAGTTCGAAGAAAGGTACAAATATTATGAACTATTTAAGGGGTAGGGATATGACACAAAAAGACAAAAAACAATTACTGATCATTTGGGGTTTCGCAATATTGGCATGGGGTTCAGCGATCATCGCATTGAACATTTACATGAATACGCCGGCACACGCCGCATCAATGGATCAACCAAGCGGTTTTTATACCGCCGATGACGGTTGCCCTGACGGATCGTACAATATCGGCGAAACGAAAGTTGACGGCGAAGTGATATGCAAACTTGAACCGACTGGTTGCCCATATGGTGATTCGATTCCACTTGATTCGCCGAAATGTGCGCCGCCGTCTGATCCTGCAACTGCATACGCACCGTATGTGCCGACAGAATCATCAAATAGCACGAATACTCAACCGACAACGCAAAAGCCCACCAGTACGCCAAAAACGACCAATAATGATGCATATTCGGGCGGTGGTTCATCGACAACATATGAAATCGAGCCGATCGCCGATAATGTAACACCAGTTGAATCACAATCGTTCGAAAAGGCTGATAATGCGGAAAAATCACAAGAAAGCGTGAAAAACGCTGAAAAATCGTCAAATTACACAATACCGTTCATCGTTGCATCAGTTGCCGTGATCGGTGCATTCGGTTTCGCATATTATCGTTATCGTCACATGGTTTAACGAAACACTGTTGACATAAACGGAACACGTTTGATATAATGATAAGCAATAAGCAACCACGAAAGGACTCAAACAAATGTCAGAAATAGTACATAAGCCGGCATCATTGCAAGCATTTATGCGAAGTGGTGATGTGCAAAGTCGCATTGATGATCTTCTCAAAGAACGAGCATCGCAATTCACAACGTCACTCATGTCAGTGATCAATCAAAACGTAATGTTGCAGGATTGCGAGCCGTGGTCAGTTTTAACCGCTGCAATTACCGCCGCATCACTCGATTTGCCGATCGAACCTTCACTTGGTTACGCTGACATATTGCCGTATTGGGATAATTCTCAAAAAGCAAAAGATGCGAACGGTGGTCGACCAATGCAAAAAGCACAATTTCAAATGCGTGCAAAAGGTTTGAAACAACTCGCAATTCGATCTGGTCAATATGAAACCGTTAATGCAACCGAAGTTCGCAAAGGCGAATACAAGGGTAAAAATCATCTAACTGGTGAGTACGATTTCAAGTGGATCAAAAACGAAAAAAATCGTTTAACCAAAGAAATTGTCGGTTATGTTGCATATTTGCGACTAATGAGCGGATTCACAAAAACGCTTTACATGTCAGTTGAAGATTTAGAAGCACACGCCAAAAAGTATTCCAAGCAATACAAAAATGGTGGTGGTCAATGGGCTGACAAGCACCCGACACGCTTGAAAACTGGATTTGATAACATGTCACGCAAAACTGTAATGAAACTATTACTTGCACAAGACGGCATCACATCGACCACGCTGCAGAAAGCAATTCGAGCTGATCAAGCCGTTGTTGGTAGCGATGACACTTACGAATATGTCGATAACGACAAAGACACCAAGAAATCAGATACCGATCAAACAAACCCGAATGCCGATGCTGACGTTGATCAAACTCCGAAAGATGACAAATAATGACGAATTTAATTTGTTATTTCAAAGGGCATTCATTCAACAACCCTGATAAATTGCTCGGCATATTTCCAGCAACACCGTTTTGCACTCGATGCGGTCAATATGCAGGATCGCCAAAACAACGAATCGAAAAAGCTGATGACAGTGAGAAATCATACAGTGTTCGACACCAGCCATTGAACGATGCTGATACGGCCGTTGAAATCATTGACGATTTGAGTTTGGCCGATGCATTGATGCTTGCACGCAACCGTGCGATCACATACGACAATCACGAAGGTCGAGCCCAAGACATTTATTTTGACGATGAATATTACCTGACAATTATTCAAGACTGAACCGTTGACACAACGGAACACGCTTGATACAATAGAACCATAATC